CAATGACAAAGCCAATTTGCTTTGCAAGATTGGCAACATCCTTTGGCATATGTGTCAACCAATCATTTAGCCAATCCCCATCTTCACGGATCGCTTCAAAATATTTTGAAACAGCATCACCGCCACCCAAAAAGCCTGTGAGTGAATCAATAATGGATGCGCCCATGCTTGAAGCAGCTTGTGAAATTTCATTGATGCTGCGCTTCAGCCCAATTTCCATTCCTTCACCTGTGTTTTCACCCATTTCAATCATCACTTTTGATGGGCTTCCAAGCTTCAAAATTCCACCAATTTTTTTGGCAATCCCATTGGCAATATCGCCTGCCGCCCTTGCCACATCGCCTGCTTTTTTTGTAATCCCATCAATCAAACCTTGGATGATGTCTTTTCCTATTTGCAGCAATTTTTTGTCTACCCCTTTTAGGGCATCAACAATTGCAAGAATAATTGTTTCAAGCGCTTGATCAATATCAGGCAGCGCTTTAATCAGCCCTTTCACCAAAGCAATGATCAATTTCACACCTGCATCAATTATTTGTGGCAGGTGCTTCAGCAATTCTGTTGATACCAAAACAATTAATTGCAAAGCCATATCAATCAACATTGGCAGCATTTCAATAATTCCATTCACTAGAGCAATGATTAAAGATACACCTGCTGAAATAATTAAAGGCAGATTTTGTTGCAATATTGCCATCACCATTGGCATCAATTGTTGGATCTGCGCAATTAATTGTGGCAGCATTTGGATGATTCCTGTGATTAATTGCATCAAGATCTGCATGCCTGTTGAAATAATCAAAGGCAGATTTTCAACAATCGCTTGCACTATGGTTGTTATCATTTGCAAGCCTGATCCAAATAAAGTAGGCAGCAAAGCAACAATTCCTGCTGCAATTGAATCAAAACTGCTTACCAAATTGATATTTTCAATGCTCCATTCAGCAATTTTGGTCAATAAATTTGTCACAATTGTTGCCAAAGGTGTCAACAATATGCCCAATTCTGCAAGCGCCATTTGTAGATTGATCTGTGCTTCCTGTTGCGCCACCAATTCAGCATTCATTTTGTTGAATCCTTCAGCAGCACTTGAAAGCCCAAGATCGGACATTGTTTGCAGCATGAAATCTGTCTGTGTTCCATTGGCTGTTGCTGTTGCCAAACCTGCATTGAAGGTGTCAAGGTTCACACCTGATCTTTCAAGCAGTTCACCAAACATCCCAACAGCTTTTCCTGTTGCAAAAGTTTCTTGAATGCCATCCGCAATTCCTTCAGTGTTCAAAGTATCTGCGAATTTAATAGCTGCACCATTTACATGATCAATTGCCTGTGAAAGCTGTTCATCATCAAATCCTGTTTGCATTAATTGCCCAAGCGTTTCAACCGCACTATCTGTTTCCTGTGATACGGCTGCAATTTTCTTGAATCCTTCTTCAACCCTTGAAACATCAAAGCCTTCATTGAAAGCATTGAACCTTAATTTTGCCAAATCTTTGTTCAAATCTTGTGTGCCTACAACCAAACCGCCAATGCCTGCTGCGCCTGCTGCTGCACCTGCTGCAAGCCCTTTGCCTGCTGCACCCATTGCACCGCCCATTTTTTTCAGGGCTGCTGTTGCCTGTCCTGCTTCTCTTTCAATCTTATCTATTTCATCCGCTACTTGTTCAGGTGCATTGGAATCATCAAGATCATCAATTCTTCTTCTTAAATTTTGAAGGAATCCTTCAGTTGATTGCACTTCCCTTTGAAAAGCACGATACTGTTCCGCCCCAATATCGCCCCTTTCAAATTGGGCTTGCACTTGTGCTTCAGCAATGCGCAATCTTCTTAGCTTTTCTTCAGTACTTTGCACCTGATCGCCCAAAATCTGCTGCTGCTGCGCCAATAATTCTGTGTTTGTTGGATCAAATTTCAAAAGCCTTTGGACATCTTTCAATTCTCTTTGCAAAGAAAAGGTTGTGCTGTTCACATCCTTCAATGCCTTGCTTAATCCCTGTGTATCGCCACCGATTTCAACCGTGATTCCTTTGATTCTATCCGCCAATTATTTCACCGCCTTAAAAAGCATCAAAATCAGCTTGGGATGCCCTGCGTTTTCTTTCTTTTTTGGGCTTTTGTTGATCAATATATTCTTGGATGTAATCAAGCACCATGCCCACCGTTAAAAGATTCAGATCTTCAAGGCGCAATCCTGCCTGATATGCAAGCACTTGGAACATTTCACAATTCAGCGGTTCAGGTTCTTCATTTGTTATTAGTTTTTTTTTGTAGTTTGAAAGGATGCAAGCATCAGATCTTGCAATTCAGGAATCACAACAGCCATCGGGAATTCATCAAATTGTTCCAACCATTCCAAAGGTTCAGGAATAGTTGGATCTGCTGTTTTTGCCATGATCCAAGATATATTATAAAAAACTTCAAAATCAAGATGTTGCATATCTTCAGCCGTGATTCCTTTTGCATCCCCCTGAAGCTTTTGCAGCGGTGCAAGCTTCAGGATTTCTTTGAAATAATCTTTTCCAAATTGCGCTTTATATCGCAAAGGTGTTGCACCGTTCGTTTTGAATCGCACTTTTTTGCCATCTATTTCAATCGTTTTTTCCATTCATACCATCCTTTTTTTTAAACAACAGCAGGGCTATAAACTGCCGTGTACCATGTATCATAAATATTAGCAGGTGTATCACCTGTTGTTGAACGCTTCACAATTCCGTCACTTGGTCTGGCTGCTGCAACCATTGTCAATTCCTGCGGCTGCGGTTCTGCTGTTTCTGTTTTGGTTGCTGAAGTCAAAGAAGGTCTTGTCACTGTGACATTATAAAGGATGTGTCGCACCCCTTTGATATCGCCATCAAATTCAAACATGAAAGCAATTTTCTTGTTTTTTTGCAAAGTTGATTCTGTCAAAACATTGTCAGTTGCTTCAAGCGTTTCACCTAAAACATCAATTCTAAATTCTTTTGGAATATTTGCAATCGTCAAGGTTGCTTCATATCCTGCATTTGAAACAGTCGTGTAATAAAGAGTATCATCCGCATAGAAATCAGATGTTTCGCCCTTTGGTTCAAGGGATATTTCTGTTGCCCCTTTGATCGGAATTGGTGCAGCATATGTGTGAACACCTTCTTCATCTTCAGTAATCACCGCATAATGACAGTTTTTTAAACCATAAACAATTTTATTTTCAGGCATCAAAACAACCTCATTTCATATATTTTTTGATGTAATTGTTCACTTTCAATCCAAGCTTCACTTGAAGAAAAAGGGATTTCATTTTCATTCAGAACCGCTTCAACAATTGCTTCAGCATCCAAATCTTTTTTGTTTGTATATAGTTCAATTTGCGCATTTTCAATAGGAATATGCACTTTGTTATCCGCCATAAAGTGTGATGAAAAAGTGATTATATAAATAAGAAAAGGCGGTGCAGGTAAAGGATCATTTTCTGTCTTTGTAAAATGCGAATAAGCAACAGGAAATCCTGTTGCTTCAAGAATAGTTTTCAATTCATAAAGGTTCATTGTTCAATTGCCCTTTCAACATCTTTCAGAAAGTTGCGCACGGCTGTTTCTTCAGCAGGTCGGATGTGTGGCTTTTCCTGTGTTCTATCTGCACCATCCCTTGTGACATGCCCATGTTCCAAAAGATGTGTGAGTTGATAATCTGTCTTATTATGGATCACTAGCCTTTTTGATGTGCGTTTGATCCGCCATCCTTTTGCATAATCGCCACTTTTTCCTATTGGGCTGTTCATTTTGATTGCCTTCAGGCACGCTTTTGCATTTTCTTCTTTTGCAGCATCCACTTTTTCAGAAACATTTCTTGCATAATATTGAAGCTGCTTCAAGATTTCTTGTGCTACACCTTCAATTTCTGTCATTTCCAACATCCACTTCACAATAGATTTCTGTAAAGCCATCAATCCGCATAAATGATTTATATATAGTGAACCGCTTCCCATAATAATCAACATATTTTTCATCATCATAGGAATCAGAATCAACAATCAAAAGCATATCAGGCTTGAATCCAAGCTGCCCTGCTGTTGAATGTTCAGCCCTTGTGATTGAAAGCTTACTGCAAAAAACCAAATAATATTTGTTTTCAAGGATCGGCTGCCCCAATGCATCTTTGCCTGTTGTCACTTGTGAAATCAAAGTACAAACATCATCAAGGCTGATCATTTTGGGATTGCCAATATTAGATTTCATTGATGGCATTTTGCTTTGCAATCCTTTCTTGAATGATTCTGTTGCGCATCCTGTGTTGAATATTATTTGCAATGGGCAGATCTTCTTGGCGCTTTCGATATGTCCAAGCAGCATAATCAACAATCAGCATTTGATCATCCGCTTTGGTTTTGTCAAGTGTGATGCCCCTGCGTTCAATTTCTTGGATGCTGCTTTGAATTAATTGAATGAAAAAAGCATCCCTCAAATTGTGAGTGATGCCCATATCAATCTTGAAAAGGTTCAAAAGTGTTTCCATATCAATCAGCCTTTTTTGCTTTTGCCTTTGCCTTTGCATCAATAGATTGCTGCATTGTTTGATGATCTTCTTGTGCTTTCATTTGCGCTTGGGATTGTGCGCCTGATTGCATATGTTGTTCAAGATGTTGCTGCCCACTTTGCACATCCACTTGTTTCACGGCTGCATTTGTTTGTTGATTCATTGTTGCTGCATTCTGCGCTGTTTGCCCTGCTTGAACAGCTTCACTTGAATTGTCATGATGTGCTTGAATGCCTGTTTGCGTATTCTGTTTATTGAAAGCTTCTTCAGCAGCTTGGGCTTCTTTCACTTTTACTTCCTGCCCATTTATCACCGTTTTTGCTTCAGCATATTTTGCAGCAGCTTGATTTTTTTGGCTCGCTTGATTAGTCGCTTGATTAGTTGCTTGATTTTCATTCATTTTTTCATTCTCCTTTTGATTCATTATTTTGTTTCAAAATTTATATTAAACAGCAGGTGTGATTGTTATAAGCACAAAAGCTTCAGGTTGTGTGGGCTTGCCATCGAATCTTCCTTTGCCCCTGAAAGCCATTTGATCTTCAACAAAGCGCACATGCTCGCTGTTGTCAATTGCAATGTTTTCACGTTCAACCAAAGTATATTTGTCAAATTCACCATATAAAACTTGATCCGCTGCCATGCTATTGTTGAAAGTAACAGGGATTCCAAGGATGTCAGGTGTTGTCAAGTTCGGCAATCTGCCAATAGTTTCACCTGCTGCATTCACATTGATGGACATTTCAAGGAAATAAGCATAATAAGTTGAACGCTTCATAACCGCACGAATTTCCCCAACATTATCTTCACCTGTGTCAATCAATCCTATTGGCTTCACATATTCAGCAATCGTTGAATCATCAGGCACGCTTACTTGATTCCCAACAGGAATAGAAGGGATGATGCCTGTGGGCTGTTTGCCTGCTGCACCTGTTCCATTCAGGATGGCAATATCAAGCGCCAATCCAATTGCCCTTGCAATCTTCTTTGAAACATATTCATCAAGATTAATCACGCTATCTTGTAATAAATAGTTATCAACAAAAGTGACTTTTCCAACCTTGAAGCCATCAAAATCTAAATATGCAAGTGTTCCAACATCACCAATTGGAAGTGATGCATTTTGTTCAACCCAAGATGCAGGTGTTGTGTCTGTATCAATCAGGATGCGTGCCGTTCCTTTTACTTGGATTCTGTCAACAATAGGATACAATGTTGAATAATCGCCCAAGATATCCATGATCCTTGAAACAATTACTTCAGGGATTGCAAGTTCGCCACCTGTCACGGCACGCAAGTTTTTAAATTGTTGATAGAATTCTTGGACATCTGAGCGCTTGAAATATTCGCCTGTTTTTAATAATTCCCTCACTTGCAATCTGTTCATGCTTTCACTTTCTCCTTTGCTGCGTGATTGTTGCTTGCTAGTTGCTGAAGCTTTTGCAGATCTTTCTTTTACATCATCAAGTTCTGTTTCAAGTTCTGTGATTTCTGCTTCAATTGTTTTCTTTTCAACTTCAATTCCATCTTGTTCTTTTTCAATTTCTGTGATTTCAGCTTCAACCGTTTTGATGTCTTCTTCAGTTTTTGCTTCTTCAAGTGCTGCTGCTGCATCTTCAGATCTTTTTAAAATGGCAGCCGCTTTTGTTTCAACTTCTTTCAATTTGCTTCTTTTGATTTCAAGTTGCTTTGAAATTTTTAATTGTTTCAACATAGTTTTATTTCAATCCCTTCAATCTTTTTGATAGCGCATCTTTTTTTTCTTGCAGCTTCCTTGTTTCAATCTGTTCAATCTGCTTGCTGCGTGCATGCACTGTTGTGTTTTCATAAGCAGGGAAGGTGACAACAGATATTTCATGTAAATCAATATCTTTCATCCGCCATCTATAACCGCCATTTGAAAGTTCTTCAAGATCTTCATCCAAGATATTGAAGCCAAAGCTGCACTGATCTATGTCACCACGCTTAACCAATTCATAAAGATCTTCAGCATATTGTGTCTTTGGCAGCTTGATTGTGCCAAACAATCCTTTTTCATCTGCCCTTAGCTGCAAAGATCCATTCTTGCTGCGCCCCAAAACATATTGTGTATTGTGATTCCATAACGCTCTAACATCATTCTTTATAGTGTTGTCAAAAGCGCCCCGTGATATGATTTCATAAGTATTTTTAAACAGTTCTGTTTCTTGCTCATATAATGCAAAGTATCCTTCAATCACATTTTCTGCATCATCTGCTTCAGCCCTTGTGATTGTAAACTTTGTTTTGAAATCACGAATTGCTTTTTCACGCTTTTCCACCTGATTCATCACCACCTTTCAAGCCGCTGCCATTGTCAAGTTTTTTCTGCTTCCCAACATCAGCAACAGGAATATAATTTTCAAGAACAACATATTCATCCAAGCCATCAACAGGGCTGTAATCAAAAGCATTGCGCCCTTCATTGCGGTTTATTAATCCACCGCCCACCATTTCTTTCACATGACTTGTCAATTCGCCCAAGTCATATTGCATCAAAGATTTTGCATTAAATCTGAAATACCATGTGGGCTTGTATACTAATTTTTTAGTCAATTCCTGTTCAATGGATTTTGCAATTGGCATGATCACGGATGATATAAAATTGTTGTATTCATCTTTGTTGAAAGATCCAACCCCAACCATGAAAGCAGGGATGCCAAAAGCAGATGCCACCGCTTTTTTGTCAAGTTCAATTGATTCTTGAATTGCAAGATCTTGCAGGCTTAATGGTCTAACTTCTTTCACTTCAATTTCTGAAGCTGGCACAATCCAAGGTTCACCATTGTCTGTATCGCCCACATAACTATTCAAGATCTTTTCACGTTCTTCTTTCACTTGCATGCCTTCAGCATCAGATTCAACTTTGATAATTAAAGAAGGTCGCCATTTTGATTGCAAAAATCCTGTCTTTGTTGTATTCGCTTGAACGATATTTGCAATCGTATCTTTCACAATTGGGATGAATCCCTGCCCTTTGAATGGCAGATTATCATCAGGAATCAAAGCAAAGTGCAGCACTTCATCAGGTTCAAAAAGCTGCAATTTATATTGGATCTGATAGCTGTTAAAATCGCCCCTGAAGCTTACCCCATTTATATCCCAAATTGAAAGATTATTAAGCAGCCCATTTTCTTCAGATGGCATCACAACCGCATTGCCGTGAATCAACATATCAGCCACAATTTTATATATAAAATTCTTTCTAGTCATATATAAATTGGGATATACATCAATCTGTTTTGATAGTTCATTTTTCAATCTGATATCCCCATCAAGGCTGTTTTCCATTAGCATGATTGTCATGCTGCTTACCAAATCTGCAATCTTGTGAATACATTTTTTTACTTCTTCATTTTTTGTAATTGGCATATAGCCATTGGGCAAAAGAATGTTCTTTGCTTCATCGCCATTCAGCCAAAAAGCAACAGGTGTTTCTTGCCGCTTTTGCATTTTTTTGCGCATTCCAAACAAATATTTTCACCGCCTTTCAAATCAAAACCATGTGTTGAATTTTTTGTTTTTATCTCTTGCAATAATTGCTTGTTTAACCGCAACAACAGTTGCATCAAAAAGATCTATCCTGAAGTTTTCAGCAACCTTTGAAAAGCGCACACGTTCTTCAGCATCTTCATTGGCTTTCACATTGGCAATGCAATATTCAAAAGCTTTGCTTGAAAGGAAGGTGAACTGTTTGGCTTTTATTTTGCGTTCAATTTCCCTGAAGGCTTCAGATTTTTTCCAATATTGCTGCCCTGCTTCTTCCATTTTAAATTTCTGCTTTTCCATGCTGCGCACAAAATCACGGCTGTTGTATTTATCAAAAGCAACCGCCTTGATTTTGAAGCCCTGATCACGTTTATTTTTAAACCATTTCACGACTTCTTCATAATCAACTAATTCACTGTTTGTCATTGAAAGCCATCCTTTATCCATCCACCAAAAGAAAGGGATGTTGTCTTCATCCGCTTTGGCTTTCGCCTGTGTGATTGGGATGAATCCGTGCGTGATGGTAATATCTATTTCTTCATATCGCCCATAAATTGCTGCGCCTGTTAAATCAAACATCTTTGAAAGATCCGCACCGCCAAACCATTCAATCTTCAGCTTTGCAAGATCTTCAATTGTTACTTCTTTTTCAGGCGCAATTTTTAATTTCGCCTTTAATGCTTTCAGGGCTTGTTCATCACTGTATTGGATTTCGCCTATATCAAAGTATGCGCTCATAGTATTTGTGTAAATGTTCAAAGATTTATTTAAAAATTCGCTGCGTGCGCTCGGATCATTTTGCGCCTGCATTGCTTCTGCCATTATGTCTTGTGGTCTGATTGTCACACCATAATTGGGATTGGCTTTTTCATGTTCAATTGGATTGGTGTAATCATCAGGATCATCTGCTTTGGTTATAAAAATAAAATATTGTTCATCTTCAATTTCCTTGCTTAATATCTTTTGGCAATAGGTCAAGCGCTGAAAGCAGAAAGATGTCATGCTGCTGCCTGCTGTCGTGATTCCAATCAGCAGCTTATTCATATAGGCTTTCATTGCTTGCTTGTAAACAAAATAATCATTAGCACTTTTATAGGCATGAATTTCATCAAGAATAAAAATATTCCCATTCAAGCCATCCGCCTTTTTTGAATCGGCTGCAAGTGCTTGAATTTTGATTGCGCCTGTCCTATTCCCTTCAGCATCTTGAAAGGATCTTTGAATGCTGTGTTCACTGTTGTTGTCAAGCACCCTGAAATTTTTTCTTTCACCCATTGCATCAAGATTTTCAAGAACATTGTTGAAAGCTTCAAGCGCCCTGTCCAATTTGGTTGCCACAATATAAACAACCGCATACTGATTTCTTTCCAACAGTGAAAGCGCCCAAGCAACCGCTGAAGCAAAAAAGGTTTTGCTGTTTTTTCTTGGCAGAAAGATGAAAGCTTCTTTGTATTTTCTTTCGTTTGTTCCTGAAATATAAATGGCAGCTACATTGTAAACAATGAACCGCTGCCAATCTTCAAGAATATATGGTTTTCCTTTTGCCGTTCCTTTGATATGCACAAAAGTTTTTTCAATAATGCCAATACAAAATTCAGCATCCTTGTGCTTGATTTCGTATCTTGGATCTTGCAGATCTTCAAGGAATCTTTGCGCTGCTTGGATCAATTCTTTGCAGGCAATCCTTTTACCCTCCACAATATCATTGGCATATTTCAAAACTATTTTAAAATTTTTATGTTCCAAAATTCATCAGCGCCATTTCCAGCTTGCTTTGCGGCTTTTTCGGTTTTGCTAGTTCATCACTAATTTTTCGCAATCCTGAAGGTGTCAACCCAAGCGCATTTGAATATGAAAGTATATCTTTTCTTAGGTTTTCCAAGGTTGCCACAATCGGTGCTTTCTTTGCATTGTCGCTGTACCCTGTTTTTTCAACCACCGTAAACTTGCTTTTTTTAAATTCTTTTTCAAGCGCCTGATATTGTTCAATCAGCCCTGCATAAATTAGAATTGTATTTTCAAATTCAGGTTTATAAATACCCAATGCAATCATATTTTCTTTTGTTTGTTCTGTAACCCTTCCCATGTTTTCACCTCCAATGCAATTTTTTCGCCTTTCACAAGATTGCACTTTTTACACAATATTTGTAAATTGTTTACTTCACTGTTTCCGCCTTTTGATAATGGAATAATGTGATCAATATGCGCTTTATCATCCGTGTTCCAATCGCCTGTGCTTTCATCATGCACTTTGATTTCGCATATTTGACAAGTCCAATTATCACGCTTTAAAATTTCTGTTCGTTCAATAGGACTGAATTCCCTATTATATTTAAGTGATCGAATTTTTAAATTATGATAGTACCTGATATTTTTTCCTTTGTCTGTTTGTCTATATATTTTTTCTTTCAGGCTTAGATTTTCTTTATTTTCTTTTCGATATTGTTTATCTCTTTTTAAAATATGTTCTTTATTTTTATTTCGATATTGTTCATGGTAAGCCAATATATTTTCTTTGTTCTGTTCGTAATAAAGTTTGTGATCATTGACTATTTTTTCTTTATTTTTTTTTCGCCACATTTTAAGATAGGCAGCAGTTTTTTCTTTGTTTTTTTCTCTATATTCTTTTCCGTAAATTGCTCTTTTTTCTTTTGTTTCCTGTTTTGAATTATGTTGTTTGGTGTCTTCTAGTTTGCATTTTTTGCATTTAGAATATAATCCATCTTTTCCTTTTTTACATTTATAAAAATACTCTAATGTTGCAGGATATTCAGTTTTGCATTGGCTGCATTGCTTCATTTTTTCACCTTCATTTATAAATTTTTACAAACAGTTATACACATTTGTAAGAGTTTCTAAACAGGTGAAAAAATATTTTTAGATTTTTCGCTTGGTTCAGGAAGCTTCCCATTCCGCCGTTTTTCCCATAAGCAAAAAAATTTAAAAAAATAGGCGGGGATATAAAATTTATTTTTAAATAATTTTCTATTTATTTTCACGGTTTATATCATCTTTTATTTCCTGAAGTTCTTCATATAATTTTTGTTCCTTCATTTGTTTATTCATTGCTCTAGTAGTTGTCAGATAATTAAAAAATATAATTATAATCATTGTCAGAACATTGAAGCTTGTAAATTGTTTGATCATCCATTCAAGGAACATTCATTCACCTTCTTATCAGATGCCCACCCTTTTCAGGATGGATCTTGTTATGACAGGAAGCGCACACGCTCACAAGATTGCTATTGCTCATAGCCAATTCAGGATGATCTTCAACTTCCTTGATATGATGCACAATCCGTGCTTCCCTATTCCTGCCATACTTCTTGCATTCTTGGCAAAGGAAGCCATCACGGTGCAATATATATTGGCGCTTTGATCGCCATCTTTTCTGATTATAAAAGTTCTTATTCATCACAATACCCTTTCATATCCACTTGGCAGCGCTGGCTGCACTGTCACATTTGCTGAAGCATCCCATAAATCCACCCAATCAATCCCATTGTTGGTGTTTGATCCTTGGATCTTGAACCTGTTAGCCCTTGGCACTGAAGCTGTTGAATAGCTGTAATATGCTAGGCTTGTCAATGGTCTTACTGCCCCAAGATCCACAACAACATTGGCATTCGGTGTTGCTGTCCACCAAATAGGATATCCTGAAGTTGTTTTGATTGTATCTTTTATAGTGCCAATCAAACCGCCTGCATTAATTGCGTCATTGCTCAAAATTGTTGCCGCTGCCATTCTATTTGTTGCGCCTTCCCATGCTTCAACTTCAATCATTCTAGTTGTGGCAGGTTCTTGAACTGATCCATATCCTATTATTTTCAGATATCGCCATCCTGAAGGCGCTGCATTTGGTGTTGCAACAGCCTGATCTGAAAGCGCCCCATATCCACCATAATTGGCAGCCCTTACCGTGTAATAATAAGTTGTTCCATTTATCGCATAATTATCATCATAGTGAAGCCCTGTGAAGTATTCGCTTACTAAAGTACCTAAAACACCTGCTGCTGTTGAACGATAGACATTATAAGAAGTCGCATTTGGTGTTGCGCCCCAATCAACAGATACATAATAATTTCCTGCTGTCGCTGTCACAACAGGTTTGCCTGCAATTGCGCCTGCTGTATCATATGTCAATGTTCTTTGCGCTTCAGTGCCACCTGCATTGCTCACTGTCCAATAAGTAATAGGAATTTGCGTACCCAATACACCTGCTGTGCTTTGCGATACCTGAAAAGGCGCTGTGAAAGTCTGCTGCGCACCTGTTCCGATTTTGTAATATGTTGTTGCTTCTAAAATGCTTCTTGTGATATTTACTGTAATTGGAAAATTATTTTGAATCACTTCTGAAGGTGAAATATAACTTATAGGCACTTCAACAGCATTAATATTGTATGTTGTTGTTTTCACGGCTTCAGCATTTCCTGCCAAATCAACAGAAAAGTATTTCAAAACCTTTGTTGCATCCATATAAATGCCATCACCAACATATTTTGCTGAAGCTGTTGTTGGTTCGCCACCATCCAAAGTGTAATAGGTGTCGCACATTTCATTCACATCAAGATATACTGTTTGCGGTGCATCATATGTGTTTGTTGGATTATTTACCAAATCCAATGGTCTTGGTGTCGTGATTGGCGCTGTTGTGTCAAGGATTTTTTCAAAAACAAGATCCGTGCCGCAATATATTTTGTTCACTTGTCCTGTCCCAAGTCGCACATCTTTAATTTCAGCCATTAAAAATGCCCCCTTTGAAAGCAGGTTCATAATCAAGATCATACAAAGACATATTCAAGCCTGCTGCACTTGTACCATCCACAATTCCAATTTTTCTGTTGAAAACAATCTGCGGCAATGTGGGCAAAGATTGTGTTGGGAAGCATCTGTTGTTTCCATTTGCAGCTACTTCACAAATTATCCGCAATTTTTCTTCTTCAATCTGCGCCCTTGTTTTGCCTGTTGTCACAATTTGCTTGAATCTGTTTAGACAAACATTTTGCGGAAAAAATCTTCCCATTTGCACTGAAATATCAAACATCAAGGCATATCCCCTTCTTGAATATAGCCCCAAATTATTGAACCATTTCAAGCCATTGGTATGCCATGATCCAGACATTTCAATTTGTTTATCAATTGAAGGCTGTGATGTTCCAAGATTCATGAAATAAGTTTTCCAAGGTTCAATAATTTTGTGTTCATTAAGCGGATCTATGATATTCGTTCCAAATACTCTTTGATCAGCTAAAGGCGCATTAATAAGATTCGCCCATTCTGTATAATCAGCGCCAAAAGTATCCCTGCATAATTGATTGTAATTTGTGTTTAAATGATTCCATAAGGGCTGCAATGATCCTTGCCCAAAATTATATTGAAGCACACCATGTGAAATTGCTTGATCATCCCAATTCCCTGAAGTTATCCCATAACATTCAGGATAATAATTTGATGTTTCAAAAAATGCAACCATTCCAAGTGTTTTTTCTTTCAAATCTTGATACGATTTCACCATTTTTTCACCGCCCTATCCTGTGATGAAATACAGTGTATTTGAATCTTTGGTCAAAGCATCATATGCAGCTTGTGTGCCTTTCCAAAGTGTTAAACCTGCCATTTTTGTATTCATGATAAAATTATCCCCTGCATCCGCATAAGTTGATGTAATTTTTCCATCAAGGGCTGTTTGCAATCCTGTCACATTTGCAATGGTATGAGTGTGAACCGCATCTGCTTTTCCTGCAAGATCCGCATCATCTGCTTTGGCATTCAAAGCTGTTTGCAGATCCGTTTGGGCTGAAATCGTTCCTGTTATTTCGCCCCAAGCACCGCCACCGCCTGCGCCAATTGGTTCATATTTCAGATCCGCATTTGCTTCAGTAATGTATGCAGCCAAATCAGCCGTATTTGCTTTGCCTGTTAGCGCTGTATCAACTTCAGTTTTGCTGTATGTCGCTGTTTTCAGATAAACATCCGCACTATTTGCTTTTCCTGCAAGATCCGCATCATCTGCTTTTCCTGTCAAGGCTGTATCAATTTCAGTTTTGGTATAAACATCCACACTATTTGCTTTTGCCGCCAAATCAGCCGTATTTGCTTTTGCTGCAAGATCTGCATCATCCGCTTTTCCTGCTAGTGCCGTATTCACTTCAGTTTTCGTGAAAGTTTCTGTTTTCAGATAAACATCCGCACTATTTGCTTTTGCTGCAAGATCTGCTGTATTCGCTTTTGCTGCCAAATCTGCTGCATCTGCTTTTCCTGTCAGGGCTGTGTCAATTTCAGTTTTACTGTATGTTCCTGTTTTTGGATAAACATCCGCACTATTTGCTTTTGCAGCCAAATCAGCCGTATTTGCTTTTCCTGTCAGGGCTGTATCAACTTCAGTTTTATTGTAGGTTGCTGTTTTGGTGTAAACATCAGCCGTATTTGCTTTTGCTGCAAGATCTGCATCATCCGCTTTTCCATCAAGCGCTGCTTGTAATCCTGTCACATCTAAAATGGCATGATTGTGGGCTTCAGGCGGATATAATGCAGGCTTATCTGCAATTTGTGCAAAAGTGTGAGTGTGAACCGCATCTGCTTTTCCTGCAAGATCCGCATCATCTGCTTTTCCATCCAAAACCGCCTGCAATCCTGTCACATCTGCAATGGCATGGCTGTGAATTGCATCAGCTTTTGCTGCTAAATCAGCCGTATTTGCTTTTCCTGCAAGATCTGCATCAAGTTCTGTTTTGTTATATGTTTCTGTTTTGGCATAAACATCCGCACTATTTGCTTTTGCTGTCAGATCCGCAATATCTGCTTTTGTTTCGTTTAAAATACGCCCCTGATTAGCAGATAAAGCAGCGCTGCTGCTAACACTAGAAAGATTATCTTGAACAATTGTTCCACCGCCTTCAGTAATTCCTGAAGCAATCGCATCAACTTCTGTTTTGGTGTATGTTTCTATTTTTTGATAAACATCCGCACTATTCGCTTTTGCTGCAAGATCCGCAAGATCCGCTTTTCCTGTCAGATCCGCATCATCTGCTTTTCCATCAAGGGCTGTTTGCAATCCTGTCACATTTTCAATTGTATGGTTGTGAATTGAAGGTGCGTATTTTTCAGATAATAAAGTTCCACTTTCTTTAATAGGTGCGGTTGCATCAACCACAAAGCCTGATTTGGGCTTTAATTCCACATCACCCCTTGTGCTTGCCAAAGTGATTGTGTTAGGTGTTGAACCTGATCCAATTCCAAAATATCCTCTTTGTAGTTGAGTAATCCCATCTATGTCTAAACCAAATAAAGAAAAATATAAGGCATTTGTCATTGATGGGGAAATAAATTTTGCCACCGCACCTGTGCCATTAAAAACAGCATTACCTGTGAAAGAAGGTGATGCACTTGGCGCTTTTGCATCTAAAATATTTTGTAATTCATTTACATTTGCAATTTCATGGCTGTGAATCAGATCCGCTTTTCCTGCAAGATCCGCATCATCTGCTTTTCCTGTCAGGGCTGTGTCAACTTCAGTTTTGCTGTATGTTTCCGTTTTGGCATAAACATCAGCCGCATTTGCTTTTGCAGCTAAATCAACAGCATCCGCTTTTCCTGCAAGATCCGCATCATCCGCTTTTCCGTTCAAAGCTGTTTGCAGATCCGTTTGGGCTGAAATCGTTCCTGTTATTTCGCCCCAAGCTGCTGCAACCGTGCCGCCACCAATTTCATTTTTCAAGGCATATTTGGCATCAGCTTCAATTTCACTGATGAAAGGAATCAGATCTGCATCATCTGCTTTTCCATCAAGGGCTGTCTGCAATCCTGTCACATCTGCAATGGCATGCGTATGATCAACAGGTGCGCCCAATTCGCCTGTATTTGCTTTTGCATCCAATGCCCCTTGCAATCCTGTCACATCTAATATGGCATGATTGTGGGCTTCAGGCGGATATGCAGCAGGCTTGGCTTGAATATCAACAAAATCATGTGTGTGGATTTCAGGCGGAAAAGCAGCAGGTTTTCCAAGGATGCTGTTCCAATCAACAATTCCGCCACCGCTTTCACCTGCCCCAAGCACCTGCCATCCTGTTTCTGTCAAATCACTTGCAATAAATGCCCTTTTGTTCACACCTATATCAAAAGCCATCTGCCCAATATATTCAGGCACAATTGTTGGAATCCCATCAACCAATATTGGCTTTTTGTCCATTGAAAAAAGCACTTCTTGCAAAGCGCTCATTTCCCCTGTTGATTCAATTATTTCACCATCCATAATGGCTTCCCTTGAAAAATAATAAAATGGGCATGTTACCATAATCTGTGATTCATTCCGCACAATGACTTCAGCAGCATGCACACCAAATTCCACATATGCCTGCAAAGATAACATTGCAGCCGCATTTCCATCAGGCGCATCTGTTATTTCAATAGATTGATAAACTGTCAAGCCTGAAGGTTTTTTGATGGCTAAATCAACATTTTTGCCTGTCAGATCCAAAGGTGCTGCATCTTGTGTGATTGTGAAAAGCACTTCAACAGATTCAAAGTCATTTCTTGAAACAGTGAAAAGCAGGTTGCTTGGTGTGTAAAGATCTTTTTCCACATCCAAAAGGATTTCAAAGGTTTTTTGCACTTTAATTTCCACCTTTCTTTGAAGCTGCTGCGCTTTCTTTTATTTGACTGATTATTTCCGTTTTTGCTTCATGGATTTCATCTTGCAATTGCTTGTATATAAATTTATTTTGCGCTTCAATATTATTCATTTCATTTTGCAGATTTTTCTGTTGTTTGTCGTTTTGATTATTTGCAATCCAATTAAAAATCATTGAAAGAATGATCCCTTCAATGATTAGGCTTAAAACTAATTCAATTACTGTCAATATTATATTTTGATTCATTTTTTCGCATTACCCCTGATTTCATCCTTGATTTCTTCCAATTCGCAATAAAGTTCTTGTGATTGTTCTTTCAATTGTTTTGTCAAATTTGCTTTTGATAAAACAGTTGAAAAAATAAAAAAAACCACAAGCATCAAAACATTAAAATGTTCAAACTGTAAATACAGCCATTCTTTCATTATTTCACCCATTCCAAAATTGCATAAAAGATGCCTGTGAAGACATAACCAAAATAAATAAGTGATAAAAGTATAAATGTATATTCTTTATTCATAATTCACCCCATGCAAAAAAGCATCCTGCCGCAATAGGATGCTTTTCCAATGTTTTCTTCAATAGAAAGAGTTTATTAGACATTATTAATTATTCACATAAAATTTGAATAAAATACCGCACTTTTACTGTCACAAATCTGTCATGCTGCATATTATATTTTGTGTACGGCAATACACTTCCTTTCTAATAGGTTTTATTACTTTTTCAAGCTGATTTTTTCGCCCAAATCAGCTTTTTTTTATTTCCGCCCAATTGGTAAAATCTGGAGGCCAATTTGTCAGATAATTCACTTTTTCCTCACTTGAAAAGCAGCATAAACAACAGCCAAAAACAGAAAAAAGAAGATTCCAGCACCAACAAAAACATCATTTAAAAATTGGCAGCTTAACATTTTTCAAAAAAGCTATTCAATTCAGGCAATCCATGCCCTTCAGTTGATGCTTTGAATCCAAGGCTGCAACATACTTGCGTTAAAAGCCCATAAATTTCTGATTCTGTCAAAGTTCTTTTGAATTTTTTTTCGCCTAATTTGATCAATAAAGCCATCATGCCTGAAATATGCGGTGTTGCCATGCTTGTGCCTGAAAGCCGTGCATATCCGCTTTTTGGATATGTTGAAAGCACATCAACCCCTGCTGCTGTCACATCTACTTCAAGATGGTTATTAGTGAAATATGCCATTTTTTTGTTTTCATCGCATGCTGCCACCGTTATGCATTCATTATATAAAGCAGGATAGCCCCTTTCATAAGTTTCTTCATCGTTATCCCCTTCATTGCCTGAAGCAACAACAACCACAATGCCCTTGCTGCAAGCTTCAAGAATAGCCGTTTCAAGATCCTTTTCATCATAGCTACCACCTAATGACATATTAATGATCCGCACTTTTTCACCGTTTTTTCCTGTCCAATTGGTTGCATATCGGATGCCTTCAATTATGGAATAATAGCTGCCTGATCCGTGCCTGTCCAAAACTTTCAGTGCAAGGATCTTGGCTTCAGGCGCAACCCCTTTGATTCTGCCATTGGCTGCAATTGTGCCTGCAACATGCGTGCCATGTCCATTGCCATCATCAAATTTATCATGCCCCCATCCTTCAGGTGTGAAATTGCGCCCACCAATAATATTGGGCTTTAAGTCAGGATGATTTTGATCAATTCCTGTGTCACAAATAGCAACAACAATTCCGCTGCCCATTTCGCCTGTTTTCCATATTTCAGGCGCTTGGCATTGCCGCACACCGTAAGGGATTTCATGTGTTTCTGTCTGAAGTGATTCAATCTTAAAAGGGATTAATTGTATTTTATGCTTTTCTTCAATCATTTTTTTCGCTCCTTTTTTTAAACCGCTTTTGCTTGAAGTTCATGCCGTGCGCCCCACAAGAAATATTTCTGCGCCCAAGATCCCCAAGTTGAAAGGATTTCCACATCTTTCATTTCATTCAAATTGCTAATCCAATAATCATTGCCCATATATATGCCAGTATGCGTAATTCTTTTATCAGGTCTAGTTGAAAAGAACATTAAATCCCCAATTTGAAGCTGCTGAAAAGTGACAGGCTGCCCTGTCAAGGCTTGATCTCGGCTTACCCTTGGCAGGCTTACACCAAATTTTTGATATATGCCTTTTGCCCATGCGCTGCAATCCACATAATCAGGGAAATCATTGCCGCCAAATTTATATGCTGTCACGGATTGCAGGCTGCGTGCATAATCAACCAAATCTTTTTGCGGTTCGGATGCGGATCTGATCACAATATAATCATTTGGTTGAATTTTATTAGGATCTTCAATATGCGGATTCAAAGAAATAAGATCTTTCAGGCTCATTTTGTGCTGCTTTGCAATCTGTGAAAGTGAATCGCCTGTTTTCACATAATACTGTGCTGAAGCTGCTGTTGCTGCACCAAAAACAAATATTGCAGCCATCGCAATTGCTGCCATCTTTTTCACTGTTTGCATCTCCTTTTTATGTTTAATTTGTTACCGTTTTTTATTATCCCAATTTACTTGAAAGATAATAAATTGTTTAGGGAAATCAGCAATTTGTCCAAAACATGCCGCCTGATTCTGTAAATGCTTTTGTCTTCAGAATATCCAAGGCGGATTTTCACATCATGGATGGGCAGGCATTCAAAATATCTGTATTGGACAAAATCAAGTTCCTGCTGCTTCAATTCTCGCAAAGCCCTTTCAATGGATGTTGTGATGATTTTATATCTTTCAATTTCTTCCCTTAAATCCAAAGCCCTTTTTCCTTCTATTCTGTCAAGTGCAATATTGGCAGTTGAATCACTTACCACATAAAAAAAAGCGCCATGATTATCTGCGCCATATTTGGTTGTTATATTTGGCAGGATATATTCAAGCTGTTCTTCACAATTGCGGATGCCTACTAAATAAGTTTTATAAAGGCGCATATGATTTTCCAAAAATCGTTCATGCTGCATCTTGGCTTCATGGTTCATCCTGTTCACCCTTTCTTGATATGGAATCATAGATAAACACCATGCACTTGCACTGAAGCTTCAAAGCCATCATGCGTGATTCTTGGAATTACCACCATCTTTGCTTCAAGCAGGCTGAAATCTGAAAAGATCGCAAAAAATTCATATACAAAAGGCGCAACATGTGTCATTTTCGGAATCCGCACAATCATTCTGCCATGCTCTTTTTCTAATCGTTCAATCAGATCTTCAATATCAAAATCTAATTCTTCAACATCAAAGCCGTATTTGTTCATTTTGCGGATCTCCTTTTTCATTTTGTCCCTTTGTCCACTTAGGGACATTTTTTTCGCCTGTTTCAATTCGCCTGAAGTCAGTCAGGGCAAAGGATTGCAGAAAAAAAGGGACAAAAGGACAAATTTTTTCGTAAATTCTCTATTACATATATTTATACTTTGTTCTTTTTTGTATAAATAATAATACTTTTATTTATTTCTCTTTTATAAATATATTTTGTCCTTTTGTCCCTTTTGCCCTTTGATCCCTTGGTGTGAAAGGATTCTGCAAAGGACAAATCAAGGGACAACCAAAGGACAAAGGACAAAAACTTCATTTCATGGGTAAATAGCAGCGTATTGATTTTCCATTTTTATTTGTTTTCCGCATTTCCAATTTCAGCACTTTCAGCATAGAATCTTGAAATAATCTTTTACTGTGTTCATTTAGCCCATTTTCTTCAGCCCAAACAATATATTCTTCATATGATTCTTTGGCTCTTTTGCCTATAAAATGGGCAGGATCAAAATCTTGTAAAAACTCGGTGCAATTATTATTCATTTCATGATACTTTTCATTAAATTCCGCAACAGCAGGTGATTCCGTGAATCCCTGATTTTCATATAATCGCATATAAGCTTCAACAATCATTTTCATCCAATATTTCAGCGCTTCAGGTGTTGTCACTTTTTTAATAAAATTTTTATCTTTCACGGATGGCTTTGAAAAAATGGGAAGCCAATCTACCCTTCTTTTGTAGGAATCGCCCTTTTCAAAACTTTTCAAGATGTGATTGGATGTGAATATCAGGGATAAAGTCAATTCAATATCTTTGGACATCTCAAAAAGATTTCTTGAAGCGACAAAATCACATGTGCTGATATTTTTCAGCACTTTCATTTGTTCATTGTTGATGGCTTCATCCTGCACATCATCCCCAAGGTTCACAAGCTTATTTTGTAAAGTGCCAAAATATCTTTCATCAACCATCTGCTTGATGGATAAACCGCTGCAATTTTTTGTTCCAAGAATCCTGCGCATGATCAAAAGAAAAGTTCCTTTTCCATTGCCCCCACCGCCTACCATAATAAAAAACTTTGCAAGCAGCCTTTTGAATTCCTTATCAACAATCAAAGGATGCGCCATAATTTCAAGCAGGCGCATCTTGTATTCTTCTTCACCCTTTGTCAAGTGATTGATATATTCATCCACAATTGGCACGGCTGCTGCTTCATCATCATAAGGAATATCAATTGAATATGGTGTAAATTCCTGATACTCAATAGGGATGAATCTGCCATTTCGCAAGATTCCATTTTGCAATTTAATATCAAAAGTTTGATCCGCTTCAATTATAGGCGCACGCAATTCCATCTGATTCATTACTTCTTTCACATATCTTGTTTTCATTGAACCTACTTCATCAAAAATCAGCCGCACAAGCCTTTCATCATCTTGAATATATTTTTCATTTTGCCTAAAATATAATTTTCCAAGATATGAAATCACTTTGTATCTTGCCATCAAATTTTCTGCCACTTCAGGTTCATTGTTTTTAAGCACTTCAATTTGGACATCCCTTGAAATCACCTGAAATTCTTCTTCAGGCAGCGCTGTTGCAAAAACATGATTATTGACAAAGCGCAAGATGCTTTGCCAATTCTCTATTTCATGGATTTTCATTCTATGAGCAAAAAGTTTATTATTTCGCCCATCGTTTTCATCCATTCCCAACAGGGATTCCAAGCGCTTTCTTGAATAAAAAATTGCAGGCAGATCTTCACGAATACCTTCATTTTCAATCAGGCGCAATTCGCCATTTTGCTTGATGGTTGTGGCTGTTGTGTTTTTGCTGTGCTTATATTCAACTTCAAATCCCAATGGGCAGATCTTTTTGCTGCCCTTGAATCCTGTTGGTTTTTTGAAATAAAAATGTGCGCCCCTTGATGTCCAAACAATTTGTGTTTTGATGTTGAAAAGGCTGATGATTTTTTCAATTTTTGCTTTCTCTAGGCTGTCTATATCAACAACAATTTCATGATCTTGTAATATCCAGCCGCATGAATCAAAGGTTTCATGGGAATCTGCTATTTCAGCATTTTTTCTTGGATATTTTTCGGTGTCTATAAATTCTTTATACACAATTTTAATTCCACCTTTCAAATCGTTTTATAACAATCTGATAATAGTGATTAATATCAACTATTTTTTCAAAGCGTTCAAGATCTTCACAATCCTGATTCCAAAGAAACATATTCAAAGGCGCATCCGCATATCTCACAAGCCCATCATCATGCCTTTTTTTAAATAGGCAGCAGCCTTCTTTTTTAGCCGCAAAAACCCTGTTCACTTTTGTTTCAAGTAGTTCGCCTTTTTCATTGCACGTTCCCTGATATGTATTTCCTGCCTTCAAGATATATTGATATAAATGCGGCTGATCCAAATTTTCAAGCAGCGTTTCCGCAATATCTTTTCCATGAATTAATTTATTCACTAGGGCAATATCAAGAATCCTTGCATTATTATTTTTGAAAAGGGCTTCTTCTTCATATCTGTTTACATCACCACCCTTGCAGATCAAAAAATCATCTTTTTTTGCCACATAATTATTCACATCTTTTTGCAGGAAAAGATCAAAATCTTTTTCTTCCAATTGAAGCAAAAAATCATCCTGCCATGTTTTATAGGCTTCAATATAGCCATCATTTTCAGGGATAAAAGCAACCCCATCTGTATTGATATTTATTATTTTGGCAAAAGGCGCAATCCGCTTGCAAAGATCAAATAGGGCAATCTGTCCATAAATACAAACAGAATATGCTGCTTTTGGATTGTAAAGCATGGAATATTCATTGTTTAAATTCCCATAAACACTGTTCAAAATCAGCTTCAAAGCTTCAGAAAGCACAAAATCTTTGGCTTTTTTCGCTTTGATCCTGTCCATTAAAATTTTTCTATATTTCTCACTAGCTGCGCCCAAGCAATTCAGGATCAAAATAATATTTGGATACATACTTGTAACATCCAGCAGCTTCACTTTTTCCACACGTTTCAAGCTTGTATGCGCACCGTGCAAGCCACCAAAAGCGAATTGAATATCATTGTTGAAAGCTTTGATTGTCACGCTGCCTTTTGGCTTTTTTTCCTGCGCCTGTTCCAACCAAAATTCCTTCACTTCATTTGGTACGCAATCCAAAAGCCATTCATCAATTCTAATATTCGACCATTTGGGCAGCGGTTTTTGCATCAGCAGATTGGCTGAAATTGTGGTTGTATTCCATTTCATTGCAGCTTCTTTTCCCAACATCCCCACAAGTGATATTTTGGGCTGAAAGTAGGATTTTACCCTTTTCAGATAAATATCAATTGTTGTGTCCACATCATAAATACAATAATTCAAGCACTGATCAAATTCATTTGGCTGCAAAGGTCTATCAATTGTGAAGGGAACGCTTGATTCAAGAATCATGCGCCCCATATTTCCTTCTATTTTCTTCAGTGATGGGAATGAAACATCAATCTGTTGAAAGCAATCCAAGCTTTTGAATTTTTTGCTTTTGACAAACCGCACATCTTCACCTTCAATGATCCGATCATTCAACCATTTGATCTGTTGCGGTGTTTTTAAATCAAGCATATATTGCATGATTTTGTCATCATAGTGATAGTTGTTATATCCAACCAATGTTTTGCCTTGAATGAAATCTGCCAATAAAACAAAATTGTTGTGAAATACTCTTTTCAGCTTTTTATTGATATCTTTGAAAACAACAAAAGCATCATGGCTGTAAACTTCAATATCATAAAAAAGCAGATCCGCATCCTGATATATTTTAATCAGCCCTTTATCAGTTGATGTTTGTACCATCCTGATTTTCGTGTGATGTGAAAATACATCAATTCAAGCAGGCTTTTCAATTCTTTACTTTGAATATTGCCACCAAAATCTGTGTCAATAATCATCAAAATTTCATCTGTCGCATTCAAATAAATTGTGTCAATAGAAGGTGTTTTTATTAAAAAATATCTATAAACACCTTTTTTTTCATGTGTGGTTTCTATTTCATAACCTCGCATTCTCAATTCAGATATCCTTGAATCATATTTCAATGAAATCTTTGAAAGTTGATGATTCGTCACACCATCTGCGCCTGCTTCTTTCAGCAGATTTATAATTCTTTCAGATTGTGATGGGATTCTTTGCCGTGCTTCAAAATAGGTCATTTGTTCGCTGCTTTCTTTTTTGGTTTTGGGAAGGGCTTTACTTCACTATAAATCCATTTTCCCATTGCTTGCTTTACTTCAACCATGATTTCTTTGCCAATCATATTTTCAATTTCACCAACCAACATGCCAAATTTTTCTTCAAATTTTTCATATTGTTTTTTGCGCTTTTGCGGATTAATAAACCATTCTTTTCTTGCATCCAAATAATCAGCATATTGCATTTTGCTTTCATACAAATTGCCATCATATTCAAATTGGATGCTGATCTTTTTGCCATCATCTTCAGCATGTACACATTCAGTTGTGATGATCTGCCCAAGCATATCTTCTTCAAATTTTGTAATCATTTTTACTTCCCATAAGCTGTTGAACCTGTCATAACAATAAACATCTTTTCTTTCACCGATATTTTGCGCCAATTCTTCAAAGGCGCAATTGAAATATTCCTTGCACCATTCATCCACTTCAGCAGCTTTTTTGGAATCAGGCACAAATTTTTTGGATGCATCATCATACTTTTGGCGGTTGAAATTGACTTCACGAATTTCCCCTTTTGAATCATCTAAAAATGTTAAAACAGCCTTTTGATTGTTGTCTTCATATGAAACATCCACCAATTCAAGTTGTTCCAAAAGTTCTTGATTATTTGCCATTTTTATTGCTCCATTTCATAGTTGATTTTATTTTTCTGCATGAACATTTCCAAAAGCGCTGCATCTTTTTCGCCCCAAACAATATATCTATACTGTTTGATAGCTTGTACATTTTTCTGTTGCGCCTGTGAAGCTTCAATTTGCCGCCTGCGCTCATTTTCTCGCATTACTTGATCCATTGCCTGTGCTAAATCATAAGTGCCAATATAAGCGCTTACATGTGCGTTTAAATCAGGCAGCTTTTGCAGCACTTTTATATCTCTTTCAGTTTGTTCCAAAAAATCCACCATATCTTTTTCAGCAGCTTCAATGGATGTGCTTTTGTTCAGGTGCTTTGGCTTGATGAAATCGGTGAAAGGGATTAAATCGCCCAATTTATATTGCTTGATTCTTTTATCCCATATATCCCAAATTTCAACTTCTTTTTTCAGCCGTTCTGATTCTTCAAGATCCTTCACTTGCAGCCGCACTGTTTCATCCGCTTCTTTTACAATTCCAAGGATTTCTTTCACCTGTTCTTCAAATTCCTGATATGGTTCTAGCATCAATTTTTTGATCCTGATCCGTTCGCCATCCAATTCTTTGCACCGTTTGTTCACGGCTGCAAGAATCTTTTTACTTGTTTTCAAGGTTTCATCATTCACTTCATGCGCTTTCATAACTTCTGCCAATTGCAGCGCCATATCTTTGATTCTTTGATATTCAGGGAATATGATGCTGCCTTGCACAATTTGGATGGATTCAAGATTCAACATTAAATCATTATTCATTTTTTGCCCATCCTTCAAAGAAATTTCCAAAGCATGTGCTGCACAATTTGACTGATTCACCATTTAAAAATATTGGTTTGCTGCCTGCTTGCCCATCACAAAATTCACACCGATATCCAAAATCTAAATAAATTATGTTTTCACTCATTGGCTGCGCTCCTTAATAATTTCAGCCTGCAATATCCGCAACATAGAAAAGAATAATCATCCATAAATATTTCCACAATCGCTTCACTTTCATTGCATTTTTCACATAATTCATTTTCAAGATCATAATAATTTTTCATTGTCTTTTTTCACTCTTTCTTTTAATCTTTTTTTCAGCCATTTCAATCAGCCAAAGCATATCATCCACAAATTGCGGATTTTTACGGTTTTGCCTATATGCTTTGAAAGTCAAATATTTTATTTTACACTTAATAAATTCCAAGCGTTCCGCATCTGTCATTTTCAATAAAACCTTGCAGATTGATGCAGTTCAATAAAAGGTGATTCAGGGCTGCGCCTGTGCATGAAATAAAAGGCTTTTGCCTGTTGTGTAGAAAGATGCCTTTTCCCTGATAAATATGGGCTGTATGTGCCTTTCTTTTGATCTCGCACGGCTTCAAGTTTATTTTCATCATGATTGCTTTCTAAAAAGAAATAATCATATTTTTTTTCAGGCGCATTTTTCAAAGTTGATGTGTCTGTTGCATATATGATTTCCTGCCCTTCTGAAGTTGTCCAACAATAGCCATAAACCAAAACATCATGCATGCATTCAAAAGGGCTGAAAACATAATCATCCGTAACAATGTCAAAATCTGCATTAGCAATGATATTGCAATTCCATGCATTATGTACTTCATAATTCCCTATGATGCAGATCCTTGGAAATAGGGCTGCAATCTGCTGCATTGTTTTGATATTCAGATGATCTTGATGCGTGTGTGTAATCAATAAATATTTGATGCCATATAAATGTTCCCTGATATCCTTAAAAGGCACACCTGCATCAACCATGACATCACCGCCAATAATCACACAATTGCCTTTGCTGCCTGTTGAAATAATGTTGTATTCCATAAGCTGTTCAAATCCTTTTCTGTGTTGTCAAGGCTTTTTGATCGTCAAATTTCGCAAAAATTGTGAAAAAAAAGAAGGGAAGCTTTCATCCCCTCGTTCCCTTATTTAATTCAGCGCTTACCCCTGATTCTTTTTCTCTCTATTCTTTGCAGTCTTCACAATTTCTTGGATATCCTGAAGCATTTCCATCAATAAAACATCCGCACGCTTCACACAATATCCCATCAAGAATAAGATCCACCACATCACCCATTAAATGAAATTTCCTTGCACTCTAAATGCCATTTTTCCATTAATTTCTTGGACTTTGATTTTCCCCATTAAAACACTTTTGTCTTCAAAAACAATAATTGTTTCAAGCCTTTCATCAGATTCACCAATGATCCGCAATGTGAATATTTTCTGCTTGGCATCCATTTCAAGTGTTTTGATCAATTCATCTGCCAAATCTGCTTGATTATTTGCTTCATATATTTTCATTTTCTGTTTCCTTTTCGCCTGTTATATTTTCGCCTGCTATTTCAGGCACTTTGACTTTGATCAAAACAGACCAATGTTTATGGGCTTTTTCCAAAGCAATTGGATCTTCCCAAATTTCACATCCAACATTTTTAAGATCCTGAAGCGCTTTTTCAATTTCAGCCTTTGAACCATTTATCCTGAAAAGATTCAAGCCTTCTTCATTTCGCCCAAAATCAGCAACAATTGCGCCCAATCAATCTGCCCCTTCCTTCAATTATCATCCTGTTCTTTCTTTGGCGCTTTTTGCATGATCTTCATTTCAATGTAAAAATCACTTTCTTCACCTTCAAGTATCAAATCAAATTTTGATAGTTGTTTTTGAATCTTTTCAGCATCATATGTGCCAATAAAAGAAAGATGCAGCCCTTCAATCATAATTTCCTGAACAACAGGTGCAGGCGGTGCTGCAACAGGTGCAGGCGGTGTTTCTTCAAGCTGCATCAGTGAAGACTGTATTGCAGATTGAATGGCAGGTTCTTTGGATGCTGTTTTTGCTGTCGCTTTTCTTGGTTTTTTTTCGCTGCTGGCATCCACTCTTTTTGCTTTTGGCAGCCCAAGATCCGCAACAATTCTGTAATATCTCGCATTCCATATGCCCATTCCATCTGTGATTGTTTTGTTGCTGTATGTGTTGCGCCAATATGCAAGCATGTTTCTTTGCTCATATTCTTCAAGCTTTTCAAATTCTTCTATTGGGATTATTTCTTCATATAGGTTCGATATACTCACTTTTGAATTCCCCTTATATTTTCTTTTTTCTTTGCGGCTCATGATATCTGAAGGGAATCGCATTTTTCCAACATAGCCATTTTTGCCTGTTTTGTGATGCACTCCTGAAGCTGTTTTTTTCTTATCTCTTACTTCATCATTGAACAGCCGTTCTGCCTCGCTTTGCCACATCATGTGATGCCCCTTTTGCTGCTTCCTTTTCCGCTTCCTTTGCTGTGATTAATCTTTTCAATTCCGCTTTGCAGATCGCAATATCTTTCAAAGTGTTTCTTTTATCCCTGTGCATTTTTTCCGCAATAAATATTCCAAGGCATTTGTTCAATTGGTCAATAATTTTTCTAACAATTTGAATTTCATCATCAAGATGTCGTGTGTTCATGCACTAATTCCTTGCCAAAGATTCTTTGAACGATTTTTTTTTCAATCAAAATTGTTGAATTATCCAAATCCAATTGTGCAATTTTTTCTGCTTCTTTTCTTGAAAAGATCCCTGCCATCTGCAATGTATCTGTGTAGCCGTGCCTGCTTCTTTTCCAAAAAAAAGGTCTTCCCATGCCAATTGTTCTTTCTAGGTCTAATAAATAAAATTCTTCAACCATATTTCCGCCCCTTCCCATCTGCTGCTTTTCTCTTTTCTATTTGCTGCCATGCTGCATGGCATCACCCCTTTCAGGCAGATCCAAATCAGGCTTCCTGCTTCAGCATATCTTCTTTCAGTGCGGCAATATATTCCGCATACTTCCCAAAATAAATATTTTCCGTTGAAATACCATACACGGATTCAAGCTTGATGAAGAAGGTTCTTGGAACATTGGTTGAATCTGCTTCATAATTTGACAAAGTTTCATAGTGAATTCCAAATTCGCTTGCCGCTTCTTTTAATGTTTTCCCAATGTTCACACGGGCTGCTTTCAATGTTATTTGTGGCAATCTGTTCACCCCCTTTTCTGCCTTACTCTTTCTATTGTAAAGGCAGAACCTTGCAACATCAAATCAATTGAACCGCCTGGCACGGAAATATTTATTTGTATTCATATCATAAGCAGCATCAGCTTGATTTATACCTGAAAAATAAATAAATTTTTTTTGATTAAAAGAATATCTATTTGCCCATGATGTATAAGTTATACAAAAAGCGCCAAATTCCTGCCCATTGCGTGCAATTTTTTGAAAATAAAAAAAAAGGGCAGCAATTGCTGCGCCCTTTTATGCAAGTTCTTCTTTGATTTCTTTTTCCATGTTCTTAAAAATTTCATCTGTATCTTTTTTCCAAGCTGCTTTCAAAAAGATTTCATTTCCTTTTTTAGTGTAAATAATTGCTTCAAGAAATTCAGATAATATATCATTTTTTTCTTCTTCTTTCATGAATGCATTGGTTCTGCCTGATAAAAATTTTTTTATTTTATCCATTATCTGTGTTGCTGCGCTTGATTCAGATATAAATTCTTCAGCATCTTCTTTTTGCAAAGATGTGTGCAGCACTTTGATCATATTTTTAAGATCTATTATTTCATCTCTTTTTTCATCTTCTTCTTCTTCATCTAAATAAGTACCTTTTTCAAGGTTTTTATTAATGTTTTTTATTGTCCTTTTCCATTCTTCTATTTGCTTTTCTTTTGCAATTTTCATTGATTCTTTTTTGATCTGCTGCTTTTTTTCATCAATTTCCGTGTTATTTATTAAATCAATATATTTTTCAAGCTGTTTCACTCGCATTTCCAAAGCCCCAAAAACGATATTTTCAAAAGGTTCAAGGTTTGATCCGCCATTTTTGCACACTGTATAAGAAGAAAAATCATCATTATAAGTTCTAGTTTGGCAGCTTGAAATTCTTTTTTTGCCGCCTTTTGATTTTTGAAAAGAATGAACCGCATCACATTCAAAACATCTGATCAATCCACTGAAAGTATGTTTTGCATGTTTTAAGGCAGGCGGTTTTGAGCTTTTTTTGGTCAATAGTTTCTGAACTATTTCCCATTCTTCCTGTGTCACAATTCCTGTGTGCGTTTCTTCTCTAAAAAGTTGGATCTTTTCATCTGTTTTTATCGTTTTCCTTTTTTTAGTTCCTTTTATTTTTGGCTGTGTAGTTTTCCCATAAAGCGTATGCCCTGCATAAGCAACATTGTTCAAGATGCGTGATATTCCAGCAGGTGACCAAAGCATTTTTTCAGCCGTTTCTATTGTTTCAATCTTTTCATTTTTAAATTTATAAGCAATATCTTTTGTACTCATTCCTTGCATGTATAGTTCAAATATTTGCTTTACAACAGGCGCATCTTTTGATTTCACTAGGCGCTTTTTTTCCCTGTCATAAAGATACCCAACAGGTGTTTTTTTGCCTAACCAATTTCCACTTTTGGCGGATTGAATTGTTCCTCTTTTTAATTTCTTTTTTAACTGTGTCAATTGATAAATCCCTATTTCTGTCAATACCCCTGCCACTAATACATCATTTTCATTATTAAAATCTGAAATACTTCCTGATTCTGTTTGTCCAAATTTACAACCTACTTCTTTCAAAAGTGCTTTAAAAATATGGAAATCTTCAGTTCTACAAATACGGAATTGGTCAACCACAATAATCATATCGAATTGATAATTTTTTATTTCCACTAACATTTCTTGAAATTTTTCACGTTCCCAATCTTCACTACTTTGAGAACCTTCATCAACATAAACAACATAATCAGTGATTCCTTTTCTTGCAGCCCATTCCTTGCATTCATTGATTTGCCCTTCTAAACTCATTTGATCTTCCCTTGATTTTCTTGCATAAATTGCTGCTTTTTCTACCCCATAAACATTTTTAAATTGTTGTTGTGGTTCATGCGCTGTGTTCATCTTTTTCATCTGCCCCTTATCTTTCAATGTATTGATATTACTAAGTTTCTAGCATATCACACTATGTTGCATTTTGAAAGCTGTTTATAAACAAACCATTTCTAAAATGCTACACCTAAACAAAAAGAAAACAGGATGATATTTCATCCTGTTATTGCTGCGCTTTTTAATAATCTTTTCACTAATTTTTCAAGATCCAATTCACCATATTCTTCAATTGTTCCTACACCTTCAATTGTGAATGTATTAGTGAGTTTTTTATCTTTCAAAAGTTCAATATGATTTTCATGCATTGCGGCTTCATCCCTTTCTATATTTCAAGTGTGGGCTGAAAGAAAATAAAATAAACATTTTATGTGCAAAATAAAAGGAATCAGGTGTGCAGGCATTGCCCCTGATTCCCTCCTTTTTTTGAAATCATAAAAAGATCCGCAACCATCTGCGGATCTTTGCCATTAATCACTTTTTTTGCTGCTTTTTTTTAAAAAGATGTTGATGCGTTTTCAAATATTCTTGCAATATTTGATATGGAATCAACCATGATTTTTTATTCACTTTCTTCTTCCTTGTATGTCTTATCAACTTTATTATAAATCAAAGAAAAAACTTCACTTGAAAAGCCCTTCCCAAAATAATCAGGAATATCAATTTCAACAGATCCCCTGCCCATCATCAAATAGGATTCTG